GTGATAAAACCTAAATCATTTGCGTTGTCGTTAGCAGGGTAAAACTGAGTTGTGTCCCACGCATATTCATCAGTGCCGTTGATTTGTAAGCGACCCCCAGTTGTGCCACTGATAGACAAATAACCGCCTGCTATACTACCAATACTACCTACGGTTGTGCCGTCTTTTTTGAAATCTACAATTGACCCGTCGCTACTCAGTCTGTTGATTTCTGCAACAGCAATTCCAGAGGCAGTAAGTCTTGTCAAACCAGAACTGGCTAGCACAGAACCAGCAATACCTCCAGAAGTTGAAGACTTCCCCACTAGAAAATTCCCACTTGCATCCAGCCTAGCTTGCTCCACATAACTACCAGCAGAGCCTCTTCTAAAGATGTGCTGATTGCCTTCTAGTTTTAAGTCAGAAGAACCATCTGTGCTAGAGGTAACTGCATTGCCTACATAAGCATTGCCTGACAAATAGAGGTCTTTGAAGCGTTTACTACTAGAACCAATATCCATAAGTGCATCGGTAGCAGCATTAGTAGCCATGTTGAATGGTCTAAAGTGTTCAGTGCCGTTAACAAACTGAATACCAGCATCATCATTACCGATAGCCATGTCACCGCCTTCAGTACTAATTTGACCTACGTTTGAGCCGTCTTTTTCAAACAACAACATAGTGCCATCATTAGACAAGCGATTAAGTATCTGCACAGTTGATGCGTTTACTGTGTGGACTGCTCGACCATAATCAAGTAACTCATGCCCCGCTGTATTACTGTTAGAAGCAGTTTTACCCACCAAGAGATTACCACTGTCATCAAGGCGCATATGTTCTGCGATTGAACCACCTTCTGATTTAGTGCCAAAGGTCAGGTTACCTCCAGAATCATCTCCAGCGTTACTGTCTGATGTGACGCTTCTGGCTTCAATAATTGCTACTTGCTGTCTAGTTGTAGCGCCTGCACCACTATTGTCCCGATTAAAATAAGAGATACTTCCTACAAGCCTGTCGTTAACACTTGTAGAACCTCCAATCTCTAAACCACCAGTGTCTTCAAGGCTACCACTTACCCCACCGTCAATGGTTAAGGCAAGAGCATAAGTACGCCCACCACCTATTGCAGGTGAAGCCGTGCCGATTCCCACGTTGCCATCTTCCTGCACTCTAAATAACTCAGTACCACCAGAAGTAGACGTTCTGTCCTTGGCAATAATAAAGTCTTCGCCTGTGCTGTTAGCGTCTGAATCTATGTTTATTATTAGACTAGCTGGCGAGTTTATGATTCCATTATGTGTTCCATTATCGTCTAACTCTAAGACACCGTTTGCGCTTACTAACTTTGTAGCAGTCACGCTGCCGGTTACGTCGATGCCTGTGTTGGTGGTGGCTAGTTTTTTGCTGTTGTTGTACCACAAGCTAACATCTGCATCGCTATTAGCCTGTATCATTGTTTCGTCATTAGCAGCATTCCGTATACGAAAATCTGCCGCAAGGATTCGTAAATCACCAGTGCCTTGGTCGCTAATGTAACTATGGCTACCATCATGATAAATCTGTAGATCGCTGCCAGCACCGAAGATGGCTTTACTGTCATCTGCAAAACTTAAATCACCCGGAAGTGTAAGATCACCAGACAACTTAGCAGATGTAATAGTTCCATCAACAGGAACATTAACTTCTGTTTGAGTCATAGTCATAACTTCTACAGCACTTCCAGTAGGAGGAGCTGTAGAGAATGTTAGAGTAGTTCCAGAGATACTGTAGTTAGCTTTACTTTGATATACACCGTCAATAAATACTTGTGTATTATTTTCATTAACAGGGTTTATAGAAAGCGTAAGAGTAGTATCACTACCATCGCCTGTCATAGTATCAATGTTTAAGTTAGAACCTGATACACCAGCAGCTACAGAGTAAATAAGAATACTGTTACCATTGGCTGGAGCAGAGCTAAAGGTTAGTGTAGTTACACCGCCTGCTGTGGCAATACTGTAAGCATCTTGCTGCTGGAATACACCTTCAATAAATACAAGAAGATTATCTTCAGAAGCTGTAGCTTGACTTAAAGCATACGCAGTAGTAGAACCATTACCAGTAAAGCTATCAGTAGTAAAAGTATTAGTACCGCCACCACCAATAGCACCCCAAGCATCTGTATAGCCTTCAAACTGTGCTAAAGAAGTGTTATATCTAAAATAACCTGCTGCAGGACTTCCGGGTCTTTGAGCTGTAGTACCAACAGGTACATGTACAGCATCTGTATTAGAGCCTAAGTCTAAAGATACATCAGGAGATGTTTGATTAATACCTACTTTATTTTCACTTACGTCTACAAACAAAACACCGCTATCTACATTAACATCTCCAGAGAATGTAGCAGTTGTAAAAGTTGTAGGTGTAATGTCAGCAGTACCATCAAAGCTCACACCGCCAATAGTTCTAGCAGTTTCTAAAGCTGTAGCAGTTGCTGCATTACCTGTAGTGTCTTGGTTAAGCGTACCAATTACAAAGTCTAGTGTGTTGTCAGAGTCTTCGTAAGTAACAGTAATATTAGTTTCTGTATTAGAGCTAACCATAGCTCCTACAGTGTCGGCAATAACTTCACCTAAAGCCGTACCATTTACAGTAATTGCGTCAGCTTCTAAAGTACCATCAATATCTGCATCGCCTGAAATATCTAAGCTAGAACCTGTAATAACCGTACCTGTAATAGCTGCAGCACTTGAACCGCCTATCACAGTACCATCAATAGTACCTCCGTCAATATCAGGAGTGTTAATATCAGGAGAAGTAAGTACTTTATTAGTGAGAGTCTGAGAGCCTGTAAGAGTTGTAACAGTACTATCAATAGCAAAGGTAACTGCATTGCCTGAACCAGACGTATCAATACCTGTACCGCCTGTAAAGGTCATAGCCTCACTATCTAAGTCAATACTTAATGCACCTCCAGTGTCTCCTTGGAAGTCAAAATCTTGAGCAGTAACTTGAGCATCTACATAAGCTTTAACAGATTGCTGAGTAGGAACAAGCGTAGCACTATCTGAAGACATATCATCTTCGTCTACAAAAGCCGTAATAGTAATAGTACCGTCAGATAAGTTAGCGTAAGTTATGTCACCTGCACTAGAACCACCAATTGTAACGCCGTCTATAGTGCCGCCATTAATATCTGTAGTAGTAAGTACAGAGCTTGTAACTGTTACAACACCAGTAGAGTCTGCAATAGATCCTGCAGCCGTACCGTCTTTAGCTTTTAAAGTAGTTACTTCAAGATTTGTAGCATCTACTGTAGTAGCATTAACTGATGTAATGTTACCTGTAGTTGATGTAAGTGTAGTAATAGTAGTAGCGGCAATAGTCCCGCCTTCAACTTTATCACCAGAGATTTGATTATCTGCAAGAGTTAATGTACCCGCTGAAACATTTAAAGTTTTTCCTGAACCTACTGTAATGTCTGATGTTGCAATAGTTGCTCCATCAATTGTACCGCCGTTAATATCGGCTGTGTCGGCTACAAGGCTATCAATATTAGCTGTGCCATCAATATATAAATCTTTCCACTCAGAACCAGAAGCGCCTAAGTCATATGTGTTGTCAGCGCTAGGAAGTAAGTTAGAAGCTACGTCAGCACTGAAAGCTACAGTATCTGAAGCAGCATCACCGAAAGTTAAGTTACCTGCGATTGTAGCATTGCCTGTAACAGTTAAATTACCACCTACACTCAAATCACTAGAAAGTGTTGTAACCCCTGTAACACCTAGAGTTCCAGCAACCGTGGCGTTGACATCGACATCCAGAGTATCGACATGAGCTGTTCCATCCAAAAACAAATCTTTAAATTCAAGTGCGGATGTCCCAAGATCAATATCATTGTCAGTGACAGGAACAATAGCTCCATCTTGGATACGAACTTGCTCGACTGCTGATCCACTGACTTCAACGTATACTCCCCATCTGTTATTTGTACTGTCTACTACAATTTTGTTATTAAAATCTAAATCACCAATTTGAGGAACATTACCGCCCTGTCCCGTGCTACCGTCATGTCTATGACCAGTCGTAGCAGAACTACTAGAAGAATATGCAAAAGCATTTAATAATTGGTTATATTCGTTGTTAAATAAAGATGCTGTAATTGTATCTCCGTCAGCAAATGTACTTTGTCTGGTATAGCTCTGAGCCATCTATTTATCTCCTTCCTGATGGAGTGTAGTCTATATAAAGACCATTCACTGTATAAGGTGCTAGTTGATCTGTGCTTGTAATAACAAAACTTACAGTATGTCCACTTCCTTGAACTGGTTGTCTAATTAAAGGGTCTGAGGCAGCACCAAATACATTAGCTCCAAATATACCTGTTCCAAAAATACTAGGTAGTGGTATACTATCTAAAACATAATCTAAAGGTTGTGCAATTGTAGGATCTTCATAATCATAACGCACACGTAATGTAGGTTGTATACCGCCTTCAGGGCTTACAGAAACTCTTACATACCTCATAGTTTTTTTAGTGCCTACATCACCAAAATCTAAATTAGGTGTTTGATAAGAAGATGTTATATTAGCTGCTGTGCCTCCATAATCAAAAGAAAAACCATCATCGTGATTATAAATATAACCGTCTGTGTCTCCATGCCATGTTTGTTCAATACCATTTAAATCTAAATCTGAAGTTAAAGCCGTAGCCTTAATTCCTAAAGTTTCGGAATACTGAAATCCATCACTAGTTAAAGTAGCAATAACTCCTTTAGCTGCTGTGTTAGCTGTTCCAGTTGTGTTATAAAATAATCTATATTGAGACTTACTTCTAAGTACAGCACTGGTTAAATTTAAGTTATCAATATTAGCTGCAATAGCTTTAATAGTTGGCTGTATCGGCCTACTTACAGTTCCTAATTCAACGTCTCCAATACGTACTGTACCTGCAACAGTTCTAAGACCATCAGGACTTAAAAATAACAAGTCACCTGCAATTTCTTGAATGCTTTGTGCATCCATGCAACCTACGTTTTTAGTGACAGGATCTACAATAATACTAGCACTATCATTTATATTTAAAAGTTTAAAAATACTGTTAGTGCAAAATATAATTAAATCACTACGAAAACTAGATAAGCCTACTACTTTGTCTTCTAAAACAATAGCTCCTGCCCCAGCACCAGTAAAATTATCTGGATCATTAATTGAGCTATAGTAAATTGTATTTGGGTTACTATCACCACCATTAACTACAAAATGTCCATCATGAACTGTGCCAAAAGAAGGAGCAACGCTTCCACTTACTGTCACTTCATTTGCAAAAAAAGTTCTAGTAGTTAAAGAGCCTGTACCTTCCATTCTAAAAAAATAAGGCTTATTAACTCCATCACATATTAAAACTTCGCCGTAATCAAAAGAACCTTCAAATATAGAAAAGCTAGTTTGTTTTTGATTAGTACGTGCTAAGTCTGAACGCCCTATAAAAGTTGCATAATTATCTCCTGAACCAGATACTGCAGATTTAGCAATTGAAATCCATGAAGTACCATCTAGACTAAAAAATATACCTGATCCTGAACAAACTATTACGCCGTCAGCATAACCTTTAATACCTAATATAGGATTATCACTATTAGGTCTAACGGCTGACGAACCTCCAAAAACAGTAAAGCCATTAATACGACGATAGCCTCCGTCAGTATCTACCTCAAAGTTTGTAAGCTTTGAAGCAATACCCGGTTGCCCAAGCATTTCAAGCTGGTTGAGACTGGTGTATAAGCCTCCTTTAGCTGATAGACCAAAAGGTTGTGACATTACACAAACCTCATGCGATCATCTTTAAACTCACCCGGACTTGGGCTAATAAGATTCAACTTCATTAAACGCAGTCCTCGTTTGTAATCTTCCAATGCAAAGGAAGAAAACTGAGGGCTTTCTTTAAACTGGTAAATATAATATCTAGCTCTGTTTAAAAGTACAGGCTTGTAAATATTAGGAAAAACAAGCTCATCGCCATAGTTAGAAAGTTCTGTAGGTAATGAGTAAGCATAGAACCAAATACGATAAACTTTATCTGGTATGCTACTTAAACCAAACTTACGGTTGTCCGGGCTTTTAATAACCCTATCAGGTACACCGTATTCTTGTGTGTCTGCATCGTCTAGATTTTCTGGAATACGTCTATAATCTTTCCAAGCTTCTGTAGTAGTAAAGCGTAGGTTACGTGCAACATAAGGAGCCGTTTCACCAGATACTCCAACAGTAGTTAAATAAAAATTATCCCAATCTACATAGCCGTAGTCTGTAGTTAAAGAACTGCTTGCAGGTTTTAAAGTATACCAGCGTTGACCTGCTACTGTTTCTACATATGTATTTCCGTACATAGGATCAGTCTCGCCGCTTAAATTAACGGCAAGGAAAGGCCACTGAGGTTCCTCATTTACAATATCTAAGTAGCCTCTATTAATAGCATCTTTTACGTGCTGTTGAATACCTACAGCAGAATTAAAGCTAGAACTAGTAAGCTCTACCTCATTCATTTCTCTTAGAAGCTCGTTAGCTAAATTTAAAAATGTAGCCATTAGTGTGCCTTTTTAATTGGAAAATCCACAGATTTACTAGATCCTTTGTGTGGCTTATAACCCTCTTTAGGGTCTTTCATTATTTTATAAGACTTACCGTCTTTCATCCAATGATAGCCTTTAGGAGCATCTACTTTCATTAGTACGATACGCTATTATTTTTACCGGCTTTAGCACTACAAGCTTTTTCCATAGCAGAAATATCTGCTTTACTTTTCATAGCTTTACCACCGTGCATATAACCGCCACGAGCCATTTTAGTTTTCATTTGCCCTTGCATTCTGTCTACCATGTTACCGCCATACATTTTCTTTTTATCGTACATTACTCTTGCTCCATGCTAAAAGTTTTAGAAGTTTCTCTAGCTATTTCTAATTCACTCTTATTACCAAAGATACGATCATAATTTTCCTGATACTTATCCTTATCAAAACCCTTACGAAAACGACTATCCTTAGATACAATTGCTTTCCTAAACATTACTGGATTTTCATTATTACCTATCTGTGGCATACTAAATTCCTTTGTAAAAAGATTGGGGGGCTTTTACACCCCCCGTTCTTATTAGTCGATTCCGTAGAAAGCTGAAACCAGAGCGTCTGGTCGCAGTACTTTGGCACCGTATACGTGAAGACCACGCACGATATCACCAAAGCTATCCGGGTCACGAATTACTTCAGTGCTGGTAATCGTCTGAGCCGTAGCTGTAGAAGACATATGACCAGCAAGACATTGACCTGCAGCGTTAGTAGTTGCAGCAATGTTGTTAGTTTTGTACATGTCAAAACCACGAAGCTTACCAGAGCTTACCAAACCATTACGGATGGAACCCTGACCAGCGTTGTAGTCAACTGACAAGAGCTTAGAAGAACTTTGTACAAGTACTTCATAGAACTCAGGATTAGCCAAGAACCAACGACCTTCTTCAGGAACATTAGCTTCGTCAAGAAG